CTCAGCAGTAGATACGTTAACCCAGCGAGATAAAACCTCGTAACCTTCTGTCGAGTCGTTGCTTACCGCTGGGTTTGTTGTTGCTACTAGGTTATTTATAACCCTAAATGCATACTGGTCGTGAGGGTCGGAAGCTATTTCGTGAGCTGCCAGACCACCCTCTTGTACAATGTCTTGTACAGTTTTTATTTTTGTTGTACCAGCCTGTACCAGAGGAACTAGTTCAACACCAGTTAAAGCATCAGCGCCGGGTAGCTCACTAATTCTTACTGTAATGTGATCAGCCATTTATATCTCACCTTAAATTATGTTGTTAAAGACTCACCAAATTCATTAAGAATTCTTTCATAGTCTTCCGTTGTTATCTGCATACCATCTACCACAGCTTTTTCGTTAGCACCTATGTAAGGTCTTAGGTAGCCTATACTTTTTAGAGCGCCGTTAAAGTGGTCGTAAGTTACTCCAGAGTTTGTTGTAAAGTCGCCACCAACTGTCATTTCATATCCACGTAAGTTTGTATCTCCGTAGATATAAGGCAGAGGAAAGAATCTTTCATTACTCTCTACAAGAAAGTAGACACCTAGTGGTGAGTAAGAGATATTAACAAGTATACTGTCGTCTGTTGCTAGCGTAACCATTTCGTAGCTAACCGAAGCGCCACGTTCAACCCTAAGTTTCCAGTAGGTAGACTCTCTAAATAAGACCATCTTTAAGCCCACACCTTCGAGAACCATTGAAACTTCTGTTGCGTTTGTGTTATCGCTCTCTAGAGAAAATCGGATAGTACCTTGAGAGTCGTTAAGCTCTAGCCCCCAAGTGTGCTCTAACACCTCACCTGCACCTATTAAAAGACCAACAGGCTCTACTGGTGATTCTGTGTATGCAAAGCGAGGCTCATCAATAGCTGCTGTTTCTGTTGTACCAGAGCTACCAATATAGTCTCTTGTAGACGCACGAGTAAAGTTAAACATATCATCAAAAGAAATCAGAGTTAGTCCGTTATTCCCAAAAACAAACTGCTGATAGTTCTGCGTAATAAAGTTTGCAAAGAACGTTAAAGGGTCTTGATAAACAATCCTAACACCTAAGGGTTTATTTAAAAACCTATCCGCAAGTGTTATTTCATCAAGACCGGAGAAAGCAGCTTTTTCTGGATCATTATAATCTCTACCAAGGTTAATCGTTACGGTCGCTGAACCTTCTGTAAAGGAAGGCGGAACGTCCTCTTGATAGTCTATGTTAGTTACACCAAAAAGAATTGCAACACCATCGCTGAATGAAGTAATACTTGCATTGGATGTGTTCTTGATTATTTTAAGCTTAAGAAGTCTTCGATACTCTTCGTCGTTCAACTCACGAAAACCCAGAAGTGAGTCTCTAACGCTTTTCCAAGGGCCGAATGTTCTTTCAGTATTTGACACACTCTTGTAAGGTGAAGCACCTGTTGCACCAACGAAACCAAAGTATCTTATAATAACACTATCAAACAACTGTCGAGGCTGACCAACAATTCTCCCTATTACGTCGAGTTGAGCACCCTGTGCATCATCCAAACTTCTTTCTTGCATAAGCGATTTAAGAACGAGTTGAAGCTCAACTTGCCCTTGCATTAAAAGAGTTAAATACCTATTGAAGATATCTCTCTCTTTAAATTGTGCTGTTGTTAGCTCAGAAGTTTCAGCTAAGTAATCAACCTCTTCGAAAGGGGTAATCTCCCCAACGAAAGTTGCTATTGGGGTAGATTCGATCATACCGCGTTTACCTCGATGTTTCCAATCTCTAGCTTGATAATCTCATCGTAGCTTAGAGATACGTTTGTAGTACCTGTTGGCGAAGCACTTAAGCCTACAGTCAGCGAGTCTACTTGATGACCGGGAACAGAGTTAAGTGGTGTGTATAGGCGAGAGTATGTGACTCCCTTACCGACATCAGCCGTTGTTTTAATGTAATCAAACAGTGCAGACCTTATAGCCTCTACGCCGTTCGGTGGGAAGGTATCGTCAACAGAAACTTCAACACTTACATACAAATCTACTAAGGTAGGTCTTTGAAAGTATACTTCTTTTAAATTATCAAAGATGTCTGTAATTAAGAAGACGTTGTTACCGTGTGTTGTTATACCTGCAGGTCTGTTAGACCAAATAGCCTCTGCAATTTCTTTCTCTAGGCCACCAGCAACAAGAACCATAAAGGCGTGTGGTGGTATTCCTCGTGCGTCTACAACGTCTGTTGTGTTCTCATAGATAACAACATCACTAATTCCGTCTAGTGCTATAAGCTCTGAGTACAAGGCTTCTAGAATATTAGAACCTCTTGTAAACTTACTCTCAGAAAATCTCGCCCTTAGTTGGGAATCTGTTTCTCTGTTAAAACCAACAGAAGCTGCGGCAGGCTGTACAACACTATTCCAGCCAAAGATTGGTGTGGTAATCGTGTCGATAGTCAAAGGATTTTGGGCTAGCGGGCCAGTTACTGTACAAACAACAGTGATGCCTTTTGTTATTGTAGTGAAGAATAAGTTACTAGATAGCTCGTAGCTTGTCTGTGTTACTAGATCATCAACAGAGACTCTTAAGCTATCTGCATCCACCACCGCTGTAAGAAGCGAACCATAGTTTGTGTTTACAGAGTCGGCTAGGCCTTGTAGGATTGCAGCTTCTGTAGCACTTGCACCTGATGTGTAGCTAAGGTCAACAGAGTTTGTTGAGTCTTTGTAGGTAACTGTGTAGACTGTTGCGTTTTGCACTGTCTGTATTTTGCAAGTAAAACCTACAACATTGTCTTCATCTAGCTCTACCTCTGATGGAACAGTAAACCTGTTGTTTGTGAAGCTAGAGCTTACTAGGCTATCCTCAGGTATCACAACGTTGTAATCACCTTCTAAGAGAACCCTAGCAGTAGTAGCGATGGAACCACTCCTAACAATACCAGAGAGGGCTACAAGGTTATCTAAGGCAATGCCTGCTGCTGAGTTGGGATCAAAAGCTGAGTATACTTGTTGGATAGATTCCCAGATATCTGTTTGAGACGGTGTTAGTAGACCAATCAATCGGCCTATGGTAGAGGCAGAGCTTGTGTCAAGTACGTCACCCTCTGGGATAAGATCAGTGAAGAGAGCGTTAGCCTCGCTTTGAAGTCCTTCCCGAATTTCTGTCAGCCTTTTTATTTCTAGGCCTTGATTTGTTAAACCTGCCATTAGATACCTACCTCTAGTTCTGTAATTTCTATTGTTGTCCCATCACGGCTTTTAACTGAAAAGTTAAGTGAGTATACACGATCAGTGGAGAGTGTTGATTCGAACCTTGTAATGTCTATAACATCTTTGTCTGCAGATATGACGTCTCTTAGTATGATATCAATCGTAGCTTTAGAACGATTTTTACCAACTATTTCCTGAAAGTACGGAGTCCCGTAGTTAACATCTAAGAACCACTCCCCTGTAAAAGTTAGTAGTTTTATCTTAAGCCTCTGCTTTAAACCGCCAGAGATTGAAGACGTTACTGGCGTAGCTCCATTTGTAAAGACAGCATCGTGTGTCAATTCATCTAGTAATATATCCATTGAATACTCTCCTTATCCTGAGGCTGGGCCTACAACGCCGCCTTCTGGGTTGCTGTGATTGTGTGATTTAAGTCCTACCCCATCGGCAGTTACATCGCCACCAACTACAGTTACGCTGTTATTGATTGTCAGTGGGGCGTTAATAGTTGCTGTTCCGCCACCGCCACCACCAGACATTGCAAGAGTGCCTGCAAGGTTAAACACACCTGTCCAGTTTGTCACTGGTGTTGTTATGTTAGTTGCACCTGAGATATTAGCGTTCCAAGTAGCTGCTGTTAAGTCTAGTGAACTCCCTGCAGTCATTGAAATAGCTTCTCCAGCGTCTACTGTAAAGTTACCTGTTGCGTTAACGACTAAGTTGTTACACTCGATCAAGCCGTTGTTAAACTTGGCATAGAAATCTTGATCTGTTCTCATTTCTATGTCGCCGTTTTCTTTTAGTCTAAACTCACACTCGTTCTCTTTACCGATATTGTTAACAAGAACCATGTCTCTTGTAGAGTGTGTCCACTTTCTTTTTGCTGGATTATTTACTGCAGCCTCGAAGGGGAAAAGCCCCGGTATTGCAACAGCGTCTCGGATGCTGAACCTACGCTTATCTTGTGGTGTGTACGTAGAAGCTCCTGAGCCTGCCTTGAACCCATCTGTTGATCTTTGGCTGAACACACATAGCACTGTATCTCCAACGTCCACAGGGAACGTCATGGCTGCTGTCTTAGACGCTGGAAATATCACAGGCACGTTTAGAATAGGTGGTTGTTCTTTTTCTGTCTTGTCTGGTAAAATTCTATTTGTTAGCGGCTGAACGTCAACCCTTTGGTCGTGTAGCTCAACACGAACTGTTATAACACGGCAAGGTATGCTCGTGTACATTTCAGAAGTCTTGTAGTTAAAGAAGTCTTCTAGAACAGAAGGTAGAGATAATTCCTTCATTTTTAACCCCTTATCTGAGTGAACAGGTGCAGTGTATGTACCACGAGTCACCCCTAAAGTCGCCTTTGTATTCTACCTCTTCAATCTTTACGTAGGTCTGGACACCCTTGTATTTTATTTTAACAAGACTTCCCGGCCTTACGTTAGGGTTTAGAAGAGCAGTAAACCTAACGCCTTTCTTTGCTTTCTCGTCGTCTTTTGATTTAGTGTCGCTACCCGAGAAAAAATAAGGTTTATCTATTAGGCCTGTCTCTGGGCTAATAACAACAGCTAAATCTTCTGAAGAGTTTTCAACACTATTTGAGTCGTTGATGTAAAGAGACTCACCATCAATCCTCCACTGGAGTTCATAGTCGTGACAAACCTGATCTAGCATAGACTTAGGTGTTCCCGATAACGGGTAGCCATAAACTAGAACACTGTCTAAGTTATCACCATTGTAAACACCGCGAGCTATTGGTGTACTTCTTCTTATAACTTCAATTACATCCCTAACAGTACCATTCTCAGGTATTATTTTTGATATTATTTGATGAGTAAGCTCTGTAGCATAGGGGCTAATCTCTATCTTTGTCACCCTGTCTGTGCCTTTCTTAGTCGTAGCTGTCTCTCTGGTTTGCCCGTAGAACAACCTAATCAGTTGCCCTTGGTATCCACAGTACAAAGACGTAACGGAAAAGTCAGTCTCTGTCAAAACTATAGACTCTTCAGACAGGTTTGTTATTGTTATACTGCAGGTATCTGGTGTGTCTTTATTGTTAATAGTCTTCTTAACACTAAAGGTTACTTGAAGCTCATCAATATTAAGACCCTTGCCAAGAGCAGTATCTCCGATCTGTAGCAGGTATTTTCTATCGAAAAACTTCATTGTTTATCCCTCAGTGTCGTATATGTAGTAAAGCTTGTAAAAGTTTTCTGGTGTTGACACCTTAAAGTCATCGTCTGACAAGTCACCAGACTCAAAGTAAAAGAATCCAGACAAACCTTCTAAGCGGTAACCCTGAAACAATACAGTGTTTGGTGTTAGTCTTTGACCTGTTACGAGAGTTTCTTGATTTGAATTCTTAATAGTTATAATCCAAGAGTTTAATCTAGACCGTAAAAATAAGAAATCCAAAACAAAGGTGTTACCTTCTAGTGCTATTGAGTAAGAGTATGCTGTATCATTATACAAGGGCAACTTAATTATCTTAACTGACATTTTTAGTCTCCAAGATTTAATGCATTGTCTATATCTTTGCGGGAAGCTGCAATATCGTTATTTATAGAGTCCTCTATAGACCTTAGAAAGGAGTCAGTTTCATCTTCTATCTTAGGGGCTACAATTTCAGCAGAAGGTTGCTCACCCTTATTAACACTATCTACAGATTTTTCTGTATACTCATCTGCCGTTTTTACCTCGACGATAACCTCTAACAAAGAACTAAACTTAATATGTTCAAGCGTAATGTCAAACTCTAGCGCGTCACCAGATTCAGAGCCCTCAGTAAGCGATAGACCTGTCATAAACATATCTTTTCTTTGAGCAACCCTAGAGCCCTTGTCGAACTCAAATACTGTTAGGTTCTCTTTGTCAGCGTGAAATGACTCTAGAACTTTAAACAGTACGGCCTCAGAATAAGACGCGCTTCTACCTTCGGATATCCCTTCAATGGTTGGTAATACATCTGTAAAGAATTGTCCAGCAACATCTGGAAGTAAATTTGTAAAGGAGTCTACTGACTTAACCTCTATTACACTAGCGATGTCACCTTCAACCACAACCTGACCAATCCCAATAAACTGTTTATCTTCCGAGCTTAAAGTCTTAGGCTTACCAGAGTTAAAGTCAGCACCTGTTATAGACCCCTTTAGTTTAATAATAAGGTTTTGTTTGGTTACGTTATCACTAACTGTACCCGACCCATCGACAGGGTGCTGACTTACTTGACTTTGAAAGGTGTGCGAGTAGTTTGTAACAACATCTAGATAGATAAAGTCACCGCTCTCGCTTTTAAGTGCTATACTCATTAGTCTGGGGCTCCTTGGTATTTATCTGCTGTTGAGTTATAAAGGATACGGGGCAAGTCTGCCTCAAGTTTTTTCATTAGTTCATCTGAGGTTTCGTTTGGTAGCCCTGTTATGTTTATAGCGTTTATGGTAGTTGTCGAGAACTCTCTACGAGAACCGCTACCATCCCCAGAACCTAACCTCATTATCTGACTATCGGCAAAATGACTTTGTTTTACTTGCTCGTCTGTCATCATAAACGGATTTAAACTACTACTAGGTTTTGAAAGATCACTTATTCTATAAGCTTCGGAATCTAATCCGTCCCCGAACATCTTTTTATCTTGTGGGTTCTCATCTAAAACACCAAATATAGTTAAAGACTTTTTCATAAGTCCCCCGAGAATACCTGAACCCGACTCAAGTATAGATTTAGGCTTTTCTGCTCTTTCTTGAATACCCCTAAGTCTATCCTCTTCGCTAAGATTTGGGTCTTTATAACCAGCCATCTTCATAACACGCATAAGTGCGTCTGCGGTTGCTCCAATTTCGCGGGCAACCGCTCTGAGTACTGCAAGTCCTGCGGAAGCAAACCCGTCAGAGTCCATAAGAGCAAAGATTTGTTCCCAGCCATTCAAGATGCTCTGTACAACCCTACCAACAGATTCAAAAGCATCTTTTAAGCTTTTAACGGTAGCTGCGTATTCTTCTGGGTTTGCCCTTCTAAACTTCTCTAGGAAATCCCCAATAACACTTCCGCGTCCTGAAATATAAGCCGACAAGTCCTCTAATGCTGCAAGGGCTATTACAACACCTGTAGCAAACCTTGTGAAAGGAAGTGCCAACAGTGTGACTATACCAGCTAAGGCGAGTATGTTACCTTTTGCCACGCCAGTATAATTAGATAGCTCATCTATACCTGTAGATAGGTCGGCAAGCAATCCTAGAGGAATTCTTACAAGATCACCAATGTAAGCCCAAGCTTCACCAAAGGCTTCAATAAGCGGTTGAGTTAACCTAAAGAAGCTTGCCATTGTTTTGAACACGCCTTGTTGACCTTCCTCAAAACCGGCAGCAGAAAATACCTTAACCATGTCACTAAATACGTTGTTAAATCTTCCCTGCTCGGCTGTAGACGCTTTAATAGCATCTTCATAGGCACCACCAGCCATAGCTCTTTCTTCTAGGATTCGAGCAAACTCTGGGAGATACTTCATTGCCGATATGTTACCCGTCTCCATTAACTTGAAAAGCTCTTTGGTATTGTTAGCTTCACCTGTAACAGCTTCCGCCATAGCAGATATAACACCGGGCATTTTCTCAGCTAACTGAGTTTTCAATTCTTCTGCGTAGATTTGTTGCTTGTTAAGCATTTGCTCTACAGCTCTCATAGAGCCTTTCATGTCGTCTGTGCCAAGACCCATTGTACGACCGTACCTAGAGATACCTGCGTACATATCTTGAGTCGGCCCAACTTCCATACCTGCGTTTGTCGCAGAAGCAATCATTCGAATGTAGGGTTGACCTTGTTGACGATAATCTTGACCAACTTCGTTAGAAAAGTTTCTTAGCCAAGCAAGACCTTCCTGACCTTTTTCTGGGCTACCAAATACAGCTTGAGCTGCATACTTTTGACCAACTAATTCTTGGTTAATATCGTTAAGTCTGCTAACACCGTAGGCAACACCTAGTCCCGGTATTAGTCCACGTCCAAAGTTACCCGCAGCAGCGCCTGCGCCTATACCTGCACCAAGGCCTCCGTGACCGCCGCCTCCACGTCCACCACCAAGACCTCCTGCTGGCCCTCTGGGAGGAATTATATCTGAGCGTATGCGAAATCTAAGGTTATTCTCAGCATAGCGTATGGCTACTCTCATCTCTCTCAGCAGAGCTTCTTTATCGACATCAAAGTGCTTTATAGACACTTCACCGATATTCAATCCGGTTGTCGATAGTTTGATTCTAGATTGCAGAGACTTTCTAAGTCTTGCGTTAAAGTTACCATCAAAACTAAAGCGAGAAATATTTACCTTTATATTAGATAAAGACTCCTCACTCATACGTCTTGCTCGGGCTTCCAGATAGTTTAGTTGCTTATCAATTCTCTTGATGTCACCTTGTTTTATCTTAAAACCAAACGTGGCAAAAAACTCAGCCATTTGACCAGCAGCAGCCATAACCATTACCTCTTATTTTTTCTCTTGTGCCTGTAGTCTTCTACTTTCATCTGTGATGGCTCTTTGCACATCAACTATTTCTAGCATGTCGTAAAAATCTGTCAGGCTGTAGGTGTTTTGTAATTCATAAAGGCTGCAGAGCCTTGGTTCAAAAAGCAGCAAAGTCATTACCCTAGGGTCTTGTGAGAAGTTATCTGATATGTCTTTCTCAACTCTGCTAGGGGATTCAGAAGATTCTTTTACTCTTCTTCTGAACCTAGCATCGTAAAAACCGAGCCGAAGTTAAAGAGTACGATCTCCTTTAGCAACATAAAAAGCTCCATGTACTTGCCTGCAAAGTGGTTGTCAAAGTTAATAGCCACACTTTCTAAGGTAGCTCCACGAACTACCATAGCTTCGATCATCTTCTCGTCAACCTTGTCAATGTTCTCTGCAAGCTTACTCATACCGATAGACAATGCTTCGCCTTCGCTTAGACCACCGCCTTTGCTAATCTCTGCAATAGCTGGTAGGATTACCTGAGCTAGAGCCTTTTGATATTTTAGGCCTTCAATAGCACCAAATTGATTTAGTAGGTAGTCTTTACCACCAACTGTAACTGTTTTTTGTTCACGCATATAATATTGCCTCACACAATGTTAATAGTTTGTTTAAGTATTAGAGGGAAGTCCCTGCTAGCTTAGAGTTGCCACCGACTCTGTATATGTCGGTAGATAGGCATATTAAGTTCCAACGTCTCATCAAGATGTTGTCTCCATACGCTAGGTCTGGGTAGCCTTCAATAAAGCATTCCCCACTTACTATCTTACTACTACCTAGCCCATCTGTCAAGTTTAATGTTAACCTTGCAGAATTAGTTCGCAAATCTTGTTCGAGTATTTCTGTCAGGACATCGTTAACCAAAGCAGTTTGTATTATATCTATTGTTACTGTGCAGGAAGTGTCTCTGTTTCTACGTCTACTGTTCTTTCCACGAATACCTTTAACCAGAGTAAACGCTGGTGAATTTCGTGATACAGATATCTTATCAAAACCTGTAATCAGAAAAGTAGATATCTCCAAATTTATCTCGGAGGGGCTGTAGGTATGAACTTCAAAAGCCATTTAGCTAACTCCTTATAGGAATGTTGATGCTGCTGCTCCAAGACTTATTGTTGCTAGGTCTTGCAGAGCTCCACTTGCGTCTTCGTTGCCACCAAAATTAGTTACACATTGGCTCGCTTGTATCACCCAGACACGATCAGATATCTCGTCAGAAAACGACATCTCAGGTACTTGCTTAACCCAACAAGTTGGAGCTAAGAATAGACTTGTACCTAGCGTGTCTTTTACAAACATGGGAAACTTTGCATACTGTGTCAGTGAATCTACAAGTACTATGTTACTGAGTATGTCATTTGTGGGGCTAGTGGACGCAAGGGTTAGTGTGATGGTGTAGGAGTCGTCTCTAATAAAAGTACGAGCTATTGTACCATCGGCTGTTCTCGTTGTTTTGTAAGGCTGTACGTCTTTTGTAATAGTTAAGAAAGAGCCGCTTACAAACCCATCTATCTGGTAAAAACCTGCTAAAAGTACGCTTACGTCTGATGGTGAATAATTTCTAATAGCCATAAAATGCCTCTCCTAAAAGCAAAAAAAAAAGGAAGGAGGGTTTTTGCCCTCCCCCCTTTAATAGGATTGTAAGAGCTTAAATTAAACTCTCCACTTGTCCTCGACTGTTCCGCCAAGTTGCTCAAAGGAGTCTGCGTCTTCTGGGCTAAATTTAGCGTTACCACCAAATGTTGCGTTAAGACGAACTGCTTGTAGCTGCCATTCACGTAGCTGCATTGTATTACCAAACGATGCGTTTGGAACAACTGCGATAAACGCTTCCTCGGCAAAGAATACACTTCGTCCAGAGTTGTCCTTAACTGTCAGAGAGAAGAGGCCTGAGGAATCTCTACCGGCTCTGTCGTTCTCATAAAGCTTGGACATGATATCGTTGCTATTAGAAGTTTGCTGTAGAGGTAGTGTGATCATTGCAGATGTATTAGGTTGATAGATACGAGAGTTAGTATCGTCAGCACCTGTGTACAAGCTGAATGTATCGCTGTTTCTTTCTACGCTCACTATGCTGTCTTCAGAAAATCCGCTCACAATGTGCGAAAATGCACCCTGAGAAATAACAATAGTTACATCTTGCGGGCTAAACGTAGCTGTGTATGTACTAGCCATTTACTTGTTCCTTATTTGTTTATGTACTCGAAACCGTCTTTTGACTTATTAAGAGATTTCTCGATAATGGATTTTGTTAAAGATGTTTCCCTAACTGCTTCCGCAATAGAATCAAATACAACTCCAAAGATAGATATTTTTCTTGCCCTTGGGTGGCTACCTGATACTCTCCCAGACATTCCGTTAGAAGTCCCTACATTCTTACCTTTCATGGATTTGGCTCGATTTTCTGAGTCTTTGGCTGATCCTCGTTCGGGTCTAACCTTTCCTTTACTGGTCTTAGTCTTAATCTCTTTACCAAGGTTTCTATAGATTGTCGTCTTACCTTTAGCTAAGGCTCGTGCAGCAATCCTCTTGTTAGGGAACCAAAATCCAAGTACGTAGACTGGTGTATCATCTGATCGGTAGGTTATCTCTAATCCTAGATTTCCAGCTTCGCCACCTGCCGAGATGTTGTAAGCTACTCCAAGTCTTTTGTAGTGCGAGATAAACTTTATCTCCAAGTCTAGAATGTAAGAACGACCTCCCTCAACCAGAACTTCAAACTCCAGAGAGTCTTTTCCGTATTTTTCAACAGCAAGTCGAGGTATTGACGCTTGCGCCAAAGAGCCTCGGAAGTGTTGATTTTTACGCCTCTTGGGATTAACAGTGATACCTATGTAGACTCTTTTGTTAATCTTGTTAGTTATTCTGTAAAGGTATAGTCGTTCTTCCATTTTAAACTACTTATAAATCAGACACTTACGGTGCCTCTTACTTTTACGAAGTGGAATGCACCTGCAAGACGAGCTTCAAAGCTAATACCCTCTAGAGTACGTAGTGCTCTTAGGTTAGGATCAATGGACAGAACGTTAGGTACAGTCACGCTTGGTTGTGGGTTAGGAGCAAGACCACCAGTTGTAATACCTTCGGCAAGAACTCTACGAATCTCATTTTCGATAATTGTAATACCGGCTTGAGTGTAAGGAATCTTTTTAGTATTAACAAGACGGAAGAAGATGCTCTCACGCATACGAGCTTCAAGCCAATCAACAAATACGATAACGTCGATGAACTCACCACCAGCCATATTACCTTCAGAGGTGATTGTAACACCACCAACTCTTTCGTATGTATTGGCGTTCTTAGCCTTGATTGCACCAGATTGTGTTGAACTCAGGCCACTTACTGTAACACCCGATAGTGACTTGAATTTCCAAGTATTAGACCCCGGTTGTTCTGGTAGTTGACCACCAATCCAAGCAGCTTCTGGATACTGTGTGTCTGCATCTGCTGAGTAGAAAACAAAAGTTCTTTGATATCCTAGATCGAACAGTTGGATTGCAACGTCCTCTGTTGATGCTGCACTGGTAATTTGAGCGTCTGAACTAGATGTTCCAAAGATTTTCTTACGGGCTTCAACAGCACCGGCAAGGGCAAGTACGTCAGCCTTTACGTGAGTCTCTGCAACAAAAGCATACCATTCGTTGTTTGATGTTGTAACTTCATCTAGCGCGTCTACCCAAGTCTCTGTGCTTGTGTTTACAACAGTAAACTGACTAGAGGCTGAGAAGGAATATCCTTCGCCAAAAACTGTAGGAGCTATTGTAAAAGAACCGTCTGTGTTGTCTGTAAAGTCTATGCCTGTAGCATCAGAGGCGTCAAAGTCAACTAGAATAGCTGCTACGGCGTCTGTAGCGTTAGCTTCACCAGAGATATCTGTTGTTACGACTGTGCCATTAAAGGACAGTTCAGAAGAGCCTGTGACATTACCTAAAGTAACAGACACGCTATCTACTGAACGCTTGCCGATTACCACTTGTGGTGGTCGAATTTCTTGACCAAATAGTTTTGTTGCTGCGATATACACATTACTTAGAGAATCGAAATCCGCGCTTACTGCCAGAATACTAGAGTAAATACGTGTTCTTTCTGCAAATGCTGTGTGTGTCGCTAGGAACATAGGGACATTAAAAGCTGCTCTCGATACAGCAGTAGTCTCCCTAGAAATCTGAATATCAATAATGTCTGTAAGTACAGTCATTGTCTAACTCCTTAGCTAAGGTTTAATTTATATAATGTTGCCAAAGTACGGTATCAATCGTTTCAATTGGCAGGATGGTTTCGATGGCATACGAGAAGACTACATCTAGGATAAAGTTATCCACCCAAGTTGTGTCCCTTTTTTCAGGTACTCTACGCACTTCACCTTTCCGCATAATTGCTAGACTCTCTGTACCAAAGTAAAATCTGGCAGCAGGGTTGTCAGCAACAGTTTCAAAGCTATAAGCGAGATTACCAGAATCGTTACCTACAAACATAAACCGAATAGTGACTTCATACACACTAACAGATTTAATAGTTTGGTCTGGGGAGGCAAAAGTGCTCTCGCACTCCATACCAATTTTATCTGCCTTTAGTATGTTTAAAGCACAGTAAGAACCTTTAGGCTCTTGACCCCCCTGATGAGAGTGTATTAACTTTACATCTGGAAGTAACTTTTTGCAGGAAGTGTAGACAGCTTGTTTTACAGAATCATAAATATTCATGTAGCTGCCTCGTTTATTTTCTCTTTCATAACTGCTATTGCCTTTGTGTGGTTAAGGATACCCATACTGTAGTTAAGAACTTTCATAACTCTAAAGGTATCTCCTTCCCAATCAAACTCGTCTGCACCATTTTCATTTTCTTCCTCACCCATAATAATGTCGGGTGAGTATACCTTAACAGACTTTTTACTTCTGTCGGCGTCAGCTATAACAAGAGTTTCTTTGTAACCAGAAGGTTGGACGTTAGCTGCAATGTTTACTGTGACGTAAGCAGACTCTACCCAAACACCATCTACATATTCACCACCAGTGAGTTCTGGTCTTCTTATATCTAACCTTACACGACCTGTGGCATTTAACCCCGTGAATCTACTCGATAGCATTAGGACTTCCTTTTGGTTATTCTGTGTCTTACGGATTCAACCATTACGCCTGTGTGGTACAGTGGATCGTTAAAACCTTTAGCCTCTGCCCAATCAGACGAGTTACTACCGGGGTAGTCCAAGATAATCTCTTGCAAGTCGAAAGCATATTCTTCACCAAGCTCTTCGATTCTTTTCATGTAAGCATTGTTACTACTAAATAATAGCATCATGTAGAATTGCTTAGCCCGCCTAGGAAAGCTCGCACGAGCATGGCCTATAAAGTCAACAGTCATAAAAGGTCTTGGAGGGTTTGTTACAGAACCTTGGTCGTTGATGTAAGCTACCTCGGCAACTTGCATGTTGTCATTCTCTGCACCATACCTCGCGTCTCGGAAGATACCAACATCAATCTTTCTTTGATCAAATCTTAGCAGACGTCTCTTTAGTTTTTCCCACTGACGCTTATCAGATTTCAAAAGGGCCGTCATATTGTATCTCCTCGTAAACATGCTTCTCGATGCTGAATCCACGATAGGCTGTTGTAGGCCTTACGTTATCAACCGTTTCATCGTTAGCCAGCATATCTTTCTTGGAGATTCCACCAGCATAAGGCATGGGAAGTATTGTACTAAAGTTAGGGTTGTTGACAAGCTCTAGGAGGTACGTCCGATAGTTCTTGAAGAACTCGTTACCATACACTTCAATGTCGCCTGTACGCTCTCTCGTGAACCTTGTGATAGATGCGAGGATGTACTTGGCGGCTTCTAGTGCAGCTTGCTTTTCGTTGTTGTTGTTCTTATCTAATACGTAACTATATGTTTCATCATCAAGAAACTCGTAAACAGGGTCTGTGTCTCCCGTAACGAGCCTAACTCGATCTGTAATACTGTTTACTGGATCACTTGTGAATGCCATTTAGCCTCCTGTCTCAGACCAATAAAGTTTGTAGTCGAACTGAGCAATTGCTCCACCTATATTTTCTATTACTACAAGAACTCTGGAACTTGGCGCTATAAGTCTCGGAAAGTCTTGACTAGCGGCAGAGCCATTACTGCCTTTGTTACCTTGACCGGGAGAAGCGAAAGACCTGTCGTGGTCTATGAGTAGACCATTATTACTTGCTGTTGGGTTTTGCTTAATAATAGTGTCTGACTCAATTGTAGAGTATCCGTTCCTATTTAAAATCCTGTTCGGGAGTGCCGAACCCTCATTTGAAAGGGTTGGGTTAGAAAAAACATTTAAAGTAAGTGTTGAATTGCCAGCGGAAAAAACCCTACCGTGAAGCCAAAACTCAACAGGTGTTGCTGGTATGTCGATTAGATATCTCTTAAATCCCCCATTAGCGATTGTTCCAAAGTCAAACCATCTGAATGCATTCCCATCTAGCATTGTTGCCGTTGCCGGGTCTACAACCAGTTCAGAGTAGAAATTACTTGATGCTGCCATTTTACTACGCCCCTTTCTGCTGTATAAGAAAAGACACTGGATAAGTATCCTTTACAATACAGCAAAAGGAGAGGGCGAACCCCCTCCAATTGCATGACTTCTATTTTAGTTAGAAGTAGTACCCTTAACAACAACCTGCGGTCTACGCAGCATATTGACAAAGTTAGACTCTGATTGAAGAACGATTTCTTCATCGCGGTCACTTGGGTATTCAAACACGTAAGCTTCTTCACCAGTTGTGTTAACAAAGCTGAACTTGTTAGCAGGAGAGAAGTAAGTCTTGAACATATCTGTTACGCCAAGAGGCATAAACACTGCATCGTTTGCAGGGATAAGCTTGTTGCCGTTGTAAGAACCACGGTATTCAATGTAACGAATACCAGCATGATCAAACTCACGATACAGGCCACTTCCAAGACGATTACGAGCAGGCTCTTGCAGAGAAGCGTAATACTTGTAAGCTTCTTTAACGCTAGCGTTGTTGATCAGCTTAGAGAAGAACTCAGGTGAACAAAGAGCAACGATAGAAGTAACGATGTCGCCATTCAGAACGTTGTCTTGGATGTGAGCAATAACTTCTTCGTTTTTACCGATGATGTTAGTTGTACCTGTTCCAAGAACATAGTCAACTGACTTCTGGGTAATTCCGAAAGAGCTGTACCAGTCTGTAACAACAGTGTTGTTAGGCGCATATACTGTACCGGCTGTCAGAGCTTGCATACGAGCAGCTTCTAGGGTTACAGCATGGTTACGACGAATACGTGCAAGTTTACGTCCACGAACCTGTGCAAGCTGCTCTTCAGCGTCTGCACTACCGTAGGCACGTTTACCTTGCATATCTTCTGGCTTGATATAGTCATCAAGTGGGAAGTGAGGAATCGCAAAGCTGTGTAGCTCACGGTTGTCGTCTTTGTTCATGTTGTTGCGTTCACCGCGAACACGGTCAGTAATCAGAGCAAGAGACTGGTCGATTTTCTCAACAGTAATGCTATGCTGTGCAACGCCTTCTGGTTCAAAGACACCAAGTTCATTCACAAGTCCCCAAGTATTAGGAACGATAAGAAGTTCTTCGGTGTAATCAACGAGCTCAAAAGGTTTGTCAAAACTACGAATTGTAGCCATTAAATATACTCCTAGTATTTGTTATTAAATTTGTGTATCTACGTTGATACCAAGGGCTTCAATAGCTACTTTAGCAGCAGCTTCGTCTACGCCAGCCTTGAATACAAGACCACCGTCAGCAACAATAGCTGGGCCTTTAACAAGGACAAGTACAGTTGTGTCTGTTGCTTCTGGAATAGAAACGTCTTGTAGAACAATACCAGCAACATCTTCAGCGCCGTTAGCCAGTGCTTCGTCATATTGTACGTATTTGCTAGTTGCAGTAATTTTACCAACTACTTGGCCAATTTTGTATTCGACAGCAGCAGCTTCGTTTACTACTACGGCCAGTCTGCAGTAGCCTTGTTCAGACCACAGTTCACGTTTAAGCATGTTACTTAGACGCGGTGTATCGGTTGCGATAAGAGCCATTTATATATTCTCCAATAATTAAGGATTACTTGTTAGCGTATTGCTTTTCAAGGTAAGTGCGGGTTGCGTTAGCTTTAGCGGCTGGTTCTTCGATACCGGCGTCAACACCTTTTTCTGTGAACAATTCACCAGCATC